GATGGAACCTTCAGAAATGAAACCTTCACCAGCAGGAGATAAACCTCCATTCTAAGTGTAGAAAAAAAAGGGGGCTTTATGCCCCTTTTTTTTGTTTTAAGTTATTTTAGTTATTGTCCATTTATCTTTAGGATGTGGATTAACAATTGCACAAATGACTTTATCTAAAAACAAGCGAGTATTATCCGTTCTTCTATATCGACTTTTTTTGGGTTCATAGACTCTTTGTTCCAAATAAGCATCAATTTGATTTCTTTTGTTTGCATACTCGTAATGTATTTCCCAATACTTATCTTCTTTATCATTCATCACATATTCTTTAGACGTTCTATAGCCCAATTCAGATACACAACGGCCTTCTCTAGATCCTGGATGTTAGATCCTTTGTGATCTTCTCTCCATATATATTTAACTGCGTTGCCCTTACAGAAAGCTTTGAATTCATCTGCCGTAAGCATAGATCTCATAGCATCTATATACTCTATCTCACCCCTAGTGTAGTGAGACGGTTTGTTTACTGGATCTTCATTTCTCCATTCATCTTTAAAATCTTCTATATCTTTCATTTTTTCTTCTTTTCTAATTTGTTTCTAATTTTATTCAGCTCATAATTTTCTTTATTCTGCATATAAATCAAGGCTCTTGTAACTTGCTCTCGTAGCCTTTCTTGGTCTTCTCTGGTCGGTATTGAACACCAATCACATTCACATGTGCGTAAAGCTGTAGTTCCTGTTGGTGGTGGCCCATATTTAATACACTTCATTTTTTTTCTCCAATTATGCTAAACGAACTATTGCCTCGTTAACCCGTTCTGTACGTTTTTTTTCATTTACGTAGTGTGGGTAAAGAAAATGCCTTCTTATGTAATGTCTTATCGTTTCGGGTCCAGGCGTGGATACGCCTGGCTCTACACTTATATGACTCAGAAATTTACCTTGTCGTAATTCATTTCTTATATGATTAAGATTTTTTTCAATTACAAAACTATCTAAACTTACAGCCTCAACTTGTTTTTCACTAGAATAATCATAAAGATCATGCTCATGTAAATCTCTTAAATAACGTGAAACTAATGGTATTGATCTGTTAATTATTACACCTATTTGTTTTAATGTTTTGCCTGATTTTTTAAGATGTAAAATTTTGTAATGTATAGGTTTTAAATTAATAGAAATATGAAAATTAAATAAAGGATCTAAATCTTCATTCCATCTTTTTAACAAAATTTCTCTTAAAGTTTCTCTACGAAGTTGAATATTTTTATCTTGTTTTATATATAACTTACGCCATTCATAGTATTTTAATGTGCCGTAATGTTTTAATCCTATATTTATCTCTTCTATAATACCTTCCTTTATTATTTCGTTTCTTAATTTTGTTTTTTCTACAGATTTTTTTACATCCAAACCACGTTTTTTTGCTAATAATAAAATTTGTCTTACACGCTCCCTGGTAAGCCCATATTTATCTCCAATACTTTGTAGTGTAGAATCATAATTATTGTTCCATTCATCTAATATTTCTAAGTTTCTTTTTGAAAATACTTTCTTCATTTTGTCCTCCAAACTCTAAAGCCACCCTCTACAGCTCTAACAACTGCATTGAAGTTCTTATTATTTAAGGCACGTTTTATATGGTCTGCCTTCTGTCTCTCATCAAGTAATACAGAGTCACCTACTCCCATGTTTTCTGTAAGTATGTGTATGTGACTACCTTTACCTTTACGACCTCGTTTTTTAGTAGGCATAGGAATATTATCTTCTATAATCATGCGCTTTCCCCTTTTTCTTGCACCCAAAATCTGTGTTTGTTATTACCAATCTTTTCAGTAATAATTTTAATATTCATTTTTTTTGCGCGAATTCTAATGCCTTGCAATTCGCTATGACTTAACACGGCAGACTGACCTACTTCCATAGCTAACAACAAACTTTTGTTCTTGTGTTTGACTGGTATAGGTATGCCACTTTCTATTTCGTAGCCTTCTACATATCGGATTTCACTCATTTGTATAGCTTCAATCTCTTTCATTCCAGCCTTTTAAATCTACGTTAACTATATTAGGTGAGTTGTATGTAGTAGCTTCCTTACCGTTTAATACTGCGTTGTATTCGCCCAGCAAATGCTCAAGTTTTAACCACCCAGATGTCATGTCCTCATGTTTCATCTTGAAGATCTTACTTGCAAACGGTTTCTTCTTTTCTTGTGCTACAAACATAAAATCAACCACGTTAAACCCAGCTTTCTCATATCCACGTTTATACCAAGCGGCCTGTAGCTCGTATTGGTACTTTCTAATGGATGATGTAAAGCCTCTAACAGAACAATCGGTAGTAGTCTTATAATCCACCAGGATAATTGATTTTGGATCGCTAGAAACATCTAGAGGGTATCTAAGCACATCTGATTTAACTTTAAGTAATAGATCCTTTTCCCACCAAAAGATCGCTCTTTCAAATGGAGAGTTAAATACTTCTGGGTATTCACCCTGTACTGCTGAAAGGTGTTTGACTCCTTCTGGGATCAAAGCTTCTTTCATGCCGTAAAGCGTCTCTTTGTCTTTAGATGATATGACGGTTAATCCTCTATCTTCATACTCTTTCTTTAGCTCTTTATTAGCGTTGGTGTATGGAGATCCACTTAGGCAAACTACATCATTAACAAATGCTTCCTCTCCTTCAACAATAAGTGAATGAGCTGCGGTCCCAAGCTTCATAGCTGGTGTCGTCTCATTATCTTCTTCAAATGCATGAAGTTGACTCTGGCCAAACCTTCTTATGTTTGATGATGATATGCCTGGAGCTTCATGATAAAAGTTATGTTCCATATCTGGAAAGTAAACTGCGTCTCCTAAGACTACATGTTCTTGGTTCTCTAATATTTTTGGTAATTCGTTCATTTAGTTTCTCCCTTTTTAATTTCTTTTTTAAAATCTGTATAAGCATCTATAAACATCATGACCTCCAAACGATTTCGAGTATTTAAAGGACCGTTGCTATCAAGCCATTTTTGTAAGGTTCTATAATCAAGCTTAATTACTTTTGCTATTCTTTTACAGGCCGCTGGATCCGTATACCCAGCCTGTATAAGCTCATTCCTTAGTTCGATTAACTTTTCTCTTCCCTCTGTAAGTTTGTCTACTTCTAAAGCTATCTCTAGTGCCAAGTCTTGTATGGTTTTTTTAATTAAAGGTGGGTACAAACTCATGATGCCTCCTTAATGCATTTTTTTACCCACTTTAAAGCTTTCTTTTCGGCTTCTACTTCTGTGGTGTCTTTCTTATGATAATAATCAAAGTAAAACTCAGCCATCCAATTAATACACTCTTTTTTAGTGCCTCCAAATAATAAACCGTTGTTTAAGTATTGCACCTCCCAAAAAGGTTTAAAAGTAGGTCTATTTGTATCTATACCGTTATGTGGTGTACCTTTGCCTACATAATCAAGTTCAAAACTTTTATCAACTATCATGATGCTTCCTCTAATTTATCAACTGCATCAGTAAGTTCTTTGACACATTGTGTAAGTTCTGAGATGTTTCCTTTAAGCTGAAACAAAGTATAATTTAACTTATCCTTTGTAAGCTCTTGGTCCAGACTGTCATTCAGGTTAGCGGTAGATGTCTTGATAATAGCATCTAGGTAAGCTTTATTTAAAGCTTTATCTTTTCTTATATCCATAATACTCTCCTAAAGTAAATGTTAATGTAATATATAAATTGTATTTTAGAGCAAAAAGTCTATAATGTCTACACATAGTAATTTAGGAGGTTACATATGAGTATAGAAGAAGATAAGTACGTAATAATGGATGAGGATGTCACAATCGGGTGTCCTAATCATGGCGATTTTTTGGCTACTCCCTTTGAACATATAAAAGGGTATGGTTGTCCTGTTTGCAGACATGAAGAAGTAATGAAATTATTAAAGCAAATAAATGACCGTTTAGACTATTGTATTGAGCATGAATGTAATGCGGCAGACAATCATACGCCAATACAAGCTGATAGTTACTCTAAGATAATTCATGAGATGTACGGTAAGACTAGAAAAATGTTAGATGAATTTATAGAAGTAAGAGGCAAAATTAAGGTATAGTTTATTAATGACATTAAAAGTAGTTCCAATACAAAGTAAAATGCCAAAACCCACTTTAAAAGAAATTGTGGAAAGATTGAGCAAACTATTTAATAGTTATACTTTGAGAGGTGAAGATGAGCTTACGGTTGTTTTAACTACTTTAAGTTATTGTATTTGGAAAGTACAAAAGACAACGGATGATGATGATGAGGTGTATCGTCTTGTGGACGAGATCCTTAATCAATATATCCAGGTAGATAGGCACATTAGTACATTCAATAACTACGATTTATTTGAGACATTAACTCCTAAATCGGGTCCAGATGATGACTAAAACATTATTGTCCTATTATTGTCATGAATATATGACGTTAAAAAACCCTTTAACTAAGCGGGTTTCATGATTATTTCATTTTTTTCATTTTTGTCATAAGAATTAAGAGAATATAGTATAAAAATAGTATAAATATCTTGACTGCATAAATTGTATTAAGGTATCCTCTCCATACACTTTAGGGTAATGTGGGGGTAGGTATATATAACTACTTTAACTCTAAACTGCTAAAAACACATGGGATATAGAAAAAACAAACTTGAATATGAACCCATCTTAGCTCCAGAAGAAGAAGCTCCCATTGAGTACGCTAACCTAGACAACTCCCTTAATCGCAGACAACGAAACTTTATATGGCAAGCCGTTAATAATCCTCGGCTTTCTCTCGTAGAGTGTGCGCACAAAGCTGGGTACAAGGATGCTAGGCAATCTGCTAACAAACTGATGAACCATCCTATTATTCGCAAGGAATATAACTATCTGATGAATGAAGCTAAGAAGAAGTATGAGCTTAATTATGATCGGGCAGTTCAAGATCTATATGATATTCGGGACAAGGCTTTGGAGGCCGGGTCCTTTAATGCGGCCATCTCAGCTCAGAATAGCCTGCTTAAAGTCGGGGGCCTGGTTGTTGATAGGAAAGAAGTTATGTTCGGGAAGATAGATCAAATGAGTCGGGAAGAAGTAGAGAAACGCCTGGAACAACTGATGGGAAGTATAACGGCTATAGATCCAGATAAGCTCTCAGATGGCGTAGCTCCAGGTGAGCAGGTAGATGAGGCCGATAGTTTAGAGGAATTAGAGAATGAGGACTTGCAGACGGCAAGCCCTAAAGGTTCAAGTAATGGGGTTATTTCTGATTAGGTCTGTCTAGTACGTAGATAAGCACATACAAGAATACAGCTATCCAAAATAAAAGAGTCATGGGGTTGTGGTACTTGAAAGACACATACTTTTAGGAGAGTAAGGAAGATTTGAAAACAAATCAAACAAGTACCACCCACGCATAATATAGTTATTACGGTTATATAGCAACTTAGCTTTTCTCCTTGAGTTTTTTTCTAGCTTTAGCAGACTTAATTATCCTGTTCCACTTATTGCCTTTCTTACGTTTATTTACTAATCCGTTAGCTTCCTTTGGCAAATCTTTTTGCCACTTCTTTTCTAATT